GATGACTCCGACAAAACAAAAGAAGAAAAACGAACCACCAATCGATAGAATGTCAAGACAGTGTGGCGGTAAGGGAGGATTTGACGATTACGTTGAGTGGTGGGCATAAATTGACTGCTGATGGGGGTATAAATAATGTTATAAATATGGTATTTTTATGCCTGTTAGTAGATCTTTCAAAGATATCAGCGTAACGTTTGATAAAAACTTTGTGACCAATGATCTAATGGTTACAAAAAATTTCAATGCTATCAAACAATCAGTTCAAAATCTGATCGTAACCGTTCCTGGTGAAAGATTTTTTAACCCAAACATCGGCAGTAGGATCACCGATTTGCTTTTTGAACCCCTAGATTTTATTAATGCAAGTTTAGTCAAGAGTGAAGTAGAATATACTATTAAAGCGTTTGAACCAAGAGTCAAATTGACTGATGTTATTGTTGATGAAAATTATGATGACAATGGTTATGACATAACAATTGAATTTGAAGTGATTGGGTTGCCAGAAAAAACAGAAACGTTAACCCTATTTCTAGAAAGAACTAGAGCATAAGTAAATGGCATACAATCAGTTAACAAATTTAGATTATTTTGATATAAAAGTTGCCTTGAGGGATTATCTCAAGGCAAACTCAGACTTTAGTGATTATGATTTTGAAGGGTCTACATTAGGAATGCTTCTTGATGTATTGGCATACAACACCTATTATTCGGCATTTAATGCCAATATGGTGGTCAATGAGGTATTCCTCGACTCTGCTACCGTAAGAGACAATGTAGTGTCACTGGCTAAGCAATTAGGATACGTTCCTAGATCTGCAGTTGCTGCCTCTGCCGCTATTGATTTGACGTTAACGGTAGCATCGGGAACCACAATTCCAGAAACAGTGTTTCTTAAGAGAGGAAATGCTTTTATTTCAATTGTGAATGATCAAGTTTATCAATATGTTGTATTGGATGACGTAAAAGCAGCGGTGCTTCCAACCAATACAGCATATTTTCCTTCCTTAAAAATATATGAAGGATCGTTTGTTACCAACACATATAATGTAACTTCAAACGAGCAATTTAGTGTTATTTTAAACAATGCTGGTATTGATACCTCTTCAATTAGAGTAAGAGTATTACAGGGATCTGGATCAAGCACTTTTGAAAAGTTTGTTCAATCTGACAATATTTTAAATGTAAGCCCAACATCACCTGCATATTTTGTAAATGAAATTGAAGATGAGAATTACAAAATTACCTTTGGTGATGGTGTCTTTGGTAAAAAGTTAGTTCAAGGTCAGATAGTAGAGATTAGTTACATCGTAACTAACGGACCAGACACAAATGGAACTGCTAATTTTACCTTCAATGGTGTTGTAACAGATATTTCTGGCAATACTAATTTTGCTGCAACAGTTAACAATATTACTGTTTTAACTAGAGCATTTGGCGGAGCAAATATAGAATCAGTTGATAGCATTAAGATTAATGCACCAGCAATGTATGGCACACAAAACCGTGCTGTAACCGCCACAGACTATACTTCAATTATTCGCAGAGTATACCCAGTAGCAGCAGACATTATTACATATGGGGGAGAGCAAGCAGATCCACCTGAATATGGAAAAGTAAAGATTGCTATCAAACCTAGAAATCTATCATACTTATCATCTTATACTAAGAAGATTATTTTAGATGAATTGAGAAAATATTCAGTTGCTTCTATCATTCCTGAAATTGTTGATGCGTCAATCATTTACATTGAAATGTATTCTCGAATTTTTTACGATCCAACTGTTACTACATCAACCTCTGATGCTCTGAAAGCTAAAGTTATAGAAAACATCAACAAATATATTGCTAGTTCTGATACCGAAAAGTTTGGTGGAAAATATCGTTATAGTAAATTTGTGAGTGTTATTGATAGTTCTGAAAGATCTATTAAATCTAACTTGACTGATATCGTTATGAGAAAGGATTTTTATCCTTCGTTAAATAATAAAGCATACTATGAGTTTTGTTTCAATAATCGTTTTGCTATTGATATAGATGTAAAGACATTGACATCCACAGGATTCAAAGTTCAAGAGTTTCCACAATACACTGTTTATCTTGAAGACCGTGATGGAAAAGTTGTTTTGTATAGACTTGATTCCCAAACTTCGGAAAAAATTGTTTTAAACAACAATCAAGGTATTATTAATTATGAAAAAGGTGAAATTCAATTATACAATTTGACTATTATTGATGGAAGTTTTGATGATGACAAAATTGAAATACGTCTAAAACCAGAATATAATGATATTCTCGCAAAAAGAGAAGTTTATTTAGATGTAGATATTGATAAAAGTATTTTCACCCTTATTCAAGAGTAGAATAAATGGCATCTAAGGTAAGAAATCTATCTGCTTTAATTGATAAGCAATTACCAAATTTCATCTCTACAGAATATCCTAAGTTCTCTACTTTTCTACAAAAGTATTATGAACAATTAGAGTTACCTGGACAACCATTAGATTTAATTAATAATCTCTCAAAATATAGAGATATTGATACTTATGAAACTAAAATTCTACAGGAAAATACTACTGTAGTATCAAATGTTAATCCATTAGACACAGTAATTACTGTTGCTGATACTAAATCTTTTCCAGATACCAATGGATATATCTTAATTGATGATGAAGCTATTTTCTATCGTAGCAAGACAAGTAATACTTTTGTAGGTTGTTATCGAAATATTAATGCCACTACAAAGTTGGGAGATCTTTATAGTAAACCAGATATCAAAACGGTTAATTACGAAGATCTTGGAGAAGGTAAAACTCACTTATCTGGAAAAGTAGTATCTAATATTAGTAACTTATTTTTATACGCATTAGTTAAAAATTTTGAGAAAGAATATCTAGGATCTTTCCCAGAAAAAGATTTAAAAACACAAGTTGATAAATCGCTTCTAATTAAAAATATTAAAAAATTCTATGCTGTAAAAGGAACAGATCAATCAATTAGATTCATCTTCAACTCTATTGTAGCAAAAGATTCTAGTGATATTCCTACTGTATATTATCCAAACCAGAGCACGTATAAAACCTCTAATGGTGAATGGATTAATAAGTATGCATTAAAAGTAAAAGTTCTTTCTGGAGATATCAATAAAATTATTGGAGAGAAATTAATCCAAAATCAGAGTTTATCTGATACATCTATCAAGAATGCTTTTGGTGTAGTTGATAATATTGTAGATATCGGGGATGGATTTTATGAAGTTATTTTAGGAACTGATACAGTTGTAGGTCAGTTTTCTGTAGCAAATAGAACCTATTTAACAAAATCAGTAAATAATACACAATCAGTTAACAGCAAAATTAATGTTTATTCTACTGCTGGATGGTCAAACACATCTGGCAGTATTATTGTTGGTAATGAGGTAATTGTTTTCAAAAATAAAAACATTAATCAATTTGAAGTAGAATCTAGAGGATCTACTCCACAATATCATAATGTCAATACAATTGTTTATAATAACACTCCCGTATTTTCTTCATATATTGACAATAATGGAGCAACTCAACAAGTAAGATTATTAGTTTTTGGTATTCTATACAATTTAACACCTTCTTCCTTAAAAGCACATTCAAAAGAAGGAGATTTTATTCAAATTTCCGAGCCAGGATTTGAGAGTAGAGATACTATTCTTTTTGATAGAATTTCAGGAAATTATAGATGGTTAATTAACGAAAATAACACAAATCCATCTTCACCTAATACTACAATAAATTCTGATTTATCAGAAGTTTTAGTAAATGTTTCTGCTATTTTTGAAGATGACCAATATTACTACATTACATCTTCTGGATATCCAAGTCATGATATTGGAAAAACGAATTGGAATATATCTTTAAAAGATCAACAAAAATTAAAATTAATCAGAAAATATCCAACCAGAACCACTGAAATCTACAAAACTCAACCTAATGAGGTAGGTATTTTAGTAAATGGAACTACAGTAAGAAGTTATAAAGATTCGAATCAAAATTTAGTTACTTTTGGCGAAATTACAAATATTGAAGTAACTAATAAAGGTAGTGGTTATAAAGATGTTCCATTTGTTTTAATACAAGATGGAGCTGGCGAGATAGTTGCTCAAGGAAAGGCAGTATTGAGTGGTGAAGTTATAGACAGAATAGATGTTTTAGAATCTGGTTCTGGATTCTTTCCACCTGTTCCAAGTATCACCATTACATCTGGCAGAGGAGCCGTAGTAGAAGCAGTAGTTACTGGCGATAAGGTATCTAAATTAAAAATTGTAAATCCTGGAGAATATTATTCCACTCCCCCTAAAATTATCATTAAAGATTCTCTTGGCAAGGGAAGATTTGCAAATTATACTGCTGTTATTAATAATGCTGGTCAAATAGTTGATTTTGTTCAAAATGATGCTGGTAAATTCTATACGCAACAAAATGTATCTGTTGAAATAGTTCCAGTTGGTTCTGGTGCAACAGCAGTGTCAGTTGTTAGAACTTGGCGAAGAAATTTAGTATTTAAACATTCAAATTCTTTAGATACTAATTATGGATATTACTTCCAAAATAATGATCCTTCAATTGGTTATGGATATTCTTACTTAGCAAATCCAAAATCTTTGAGATATGAACTAGGAGACAATATTTCTTCATTATTTGCAGAAACGTCTCAATTAGTTCATTCTCCTATTTTAGGATATGCTTTTGATGGAAATCCGATTTACGGTCCTTATGGATATTCTAATTCTTTAGATTCTAATAGTGCTGTTGCTAGAATGACTTCCAGTTATTCTTTAAAACCGAATAGACTTGATGGTCCTTCAATAGATACTTATCCATTGAGTTCATTTGTTGAAGATTTCGAATATATTCATCGATCTGGATCTTTAGACGAAAATAATGGAAGATTTTGTGTTACTCCCGAGTATCCATCTGGAACTTATGCATATTTTATGACGATATCTGCAGATAATACTCCAGTATATCCATATGTTATAGGGGATAATTTTTATTCACTACCAGTTGATTCTAATTACAACAAAGTTATTTCTCAAAAAGATTTACCCCAAAAAGTTAGAAGATTAATAACAGATAAAACACCAGAAAACGGATCTGGAGTATTAGCATATGTAGAATCTATCAATTCTGGGTCTTTAAATGGTGTAGTTGTAGAATCCTCAACTAATACATTTGCTGTTGGCAGTGTAGTAGATATAGATTACACAAATACCGATGGATCAAACGCTGTTGCACAAGTTTCATCATTAAAAGGTAAAAATGTAGTTTCGATTGAATCTCGTCAAACCAAAGCATTAAAAATAACTACAGAAAATCCTGCTTACTTTTTTGAAAACGATATTATCACACAAGAAGTAACTGGTGCAACAGGGCAAGTTATATCTAATGTTTTCGATGACAAAACTATAATTTTAAGAAATGTATCTGGAACTTTTAATAATACAAATGAATTATTTTCTTCTATTAATGTCATAAACGTTGTAATTGATAAACCATCTGATTATTCGGCTAACTCTACCGTTTCATTGACAAATGGAAAGCAAGTAGTTATTTTAAAAGTTCAAAGTAATCGTCTTCAGGTATCATCTAATCCATTTGTAGACGGAGAACCAATTGTTTTCAGCAATACGTTTTCTAATATTGTTGCCGATCAAATTTATTACGTTGTAAATGCAGAACCAAACAGATTTAAGGTAGCAACTACTCCGAATGGTTCTGCAATTACATTAACAAATAATAATTCCCCTGGATCAGTTGCAACCAATCAAAAAGCAAAAGGAACTATTTTAGAATCAACTACTTTTAGAAATTCTATAAAAGTTCGTGTTTTACAGGGTCAATTCACAACGGAACAAGGTTATTTTCTAAGAAGTTCTTCAATTAATGATAGTGTTGGTGGAAAAATTGTAACTATATTCAATTTAAGTTCAGACATCAAACCAATTTCTATCAATAACAATATTGCAATTTTAAAAACGTCTGAAGATCACAAAATTGGTCAAGGAGAAAATTTCACAGTTAGTATCAATCCTAATGATACTACTACAGAAACTACCATATTTGTAAGAAAACGAATTTATCAAACAGTTTCATTAAATGCTCCTAATTTTAATAAAAAATTAAACGATACTGGTATTGGTAATTTATTTGTTCTCAACAATGGAAGTTACAAAAATAATAATCAAATTGTTGGTGATTACGCTTCAACTACATCTGGAAATGGAACATTTACCAATATAGAACTAATTTTTGCTGATATTTCAAAATGTAGAGATTTTGAAGGCAGAATAGTAGGTGATTCCGAATTAGCAACTATAGGTAGACCAGGCAATGTTGATAATGCAAGAGCTACTATTAGTGTTACTAATGGAGTTGTAACTAATATCGTTTTAACTTATAAAGGAAAACAATATAAGAGAGGTGATATTTTAACCGTTTCCCCATCTTCTCTCAATAAAGCAGGAACATCTACCAGATCTTTACTTCTAGATGTTCAACATGTTGGATTTGGTGTAAATGATACTACGCTATACTTATCAGATGTAAATTATGTTTCAGAGAATGATTATCTTTTAGTTGGTGATGAAGTTGTTAAAGTAACCTCAGTAAATATTCCAAACTCATATGTTGTTGTATTGAGAGGTCAATACAACACTGATATTAAAGAACATTTTAATAATGAATCAGTTACAAATTATTTAAATCAATACACATTGCCAGTAAATTATCATTTAGGATTGAGTGATGCGGATGGATATGTATTGAATTATGATTTAAAGACACAACAAATTACAGTTGTATATGATGTTTCTAGAACTTTGGAAAATATCAATTCATTGGTTCCAAATTATGCTTTCTTTGATGATAGTGATCCTAAAAAATTAGTTACCGTAAAAGATAATTTAGAACCTGCATCATATAAGTTTGAATTTTCATATGATGGAGTAACATGGCAAAGAAATCCTGTATTAAAATTACAAAATTACTACAAGTATAAATTAGATACTTCTCATTTCAGTCTAAGAGATAGTTTTATAGAGTTTTCTCCTAGTGGAAATTATAATATTTTAACTCTTGAGGCAAAACCAAATAATATTCTTCCAGGAAATACTGGTTCATTTATTACCTTCAAATCTGGATTTGGCGCAGTGATTGCATCAAATCAATTCACCAATAAAGCTTTAGCAGATTTCAATACTTTCTTTTATTTTGATAAGAATGGTATTATTGATTCTGACAGATCTTATGTAAGAATTATTGAAGATCCTTTGCAGGGAGAAAAGACAGCAGATTATGTTACGAACAATGAAATTGTTTATGAATTGTCTACTATTCCTCAATATGATGGATCTGGAATTATAACATATACAACTACATCAAAATCTGCAGTAGGTGAAATTAACACAGTTTCTTTATTAAATCAAGGAACAGGATTCAATGAATTGCCAACAGTATTGGGAGTAAGACCATCTCCTAACAATGAATGTGTAGCAAGAGTTGTTTGGAATTCTCAATTTAAAAATATTTCTTCTATTGTAATAGAAAATCCTGGCAAAAATTACATAGAACCAAAAGCAATATTATTAAATGCTACTGGTAAATTTGCGGAATTTAGTATTGTAAAAAATGCTGATGGATCTATTGCGGGGGTAATTACAAAAAACAAAGGAATTGGTTACACAGTTGCTCCAGAAATAAGAATTATTGAATCTTCTCCTAAAATTTATTTTACATCATCTACAATAGGGCAACCTAAAAATGTAAGAATTATTTTCAATGGAAAAGATTTTATTAAAGATCCAACTATTTCCAAAAAATTTACATCTAATAAAATTTTCTTGTTAAAAAATATTCAAGGAAATGGATATAAAGATGGGGAACAAATTACCCAAAAAGAAAATAATATTGTGATTGCGACTGGATATGTCGCCAAAAAAGGGTGGAAAAAAGGAACCAATATTTTAAGAATTGAAAGAGTAGAAGGTCAATTTAAAAATAATCTTCAGATTGTAGGATCATCAGATAATACTGTATCAACGTTAGTTTCTTCATACGAATCAGAATTTCATGCAGATATAAAATCTTATTTTGACAATCTTGGATTTTATGCTTCCGATAGATCAAAACTAAATTCTAATTATCAAAAAATAGCGGATTCATATTTTTACCAAGATTATTCTTATGTTATTAAATCTAAGACACCAATAGATGTCTGGAGAGATTTAATCAAGCAAACTGTTCATCCTGCAGGATTTCAGTTGTTTGGTGAAGTTTCTATTGAATCACAAGGAACTAATAGAATTAATCCCGTTCAACCAAAAATCTCACATACTAGTGTTATTGAAATATGGGATCCACAAAAAAATAAAATTACAGTAGAAAATACTTATAGAACTATTACCCAATCATCGATTAGAATTAGTGATACTAATGTTCTTAGAGGTAGAGGATCTGTTGTTGCATCTACTTATGATACTGGAGAAACTTTAGCATATGAATTTAAGTTGACTCCAGATTTCAATGGTTATTTCAATGCAAATGGAAATAGGGCAGGAACAACAACATTTACAATAACATTGCTAGGATCAAATACTCCTTATTCAGTTAATAGCAAAGAAAATATTATTTTATCACTGGATGGTATTGTTCAAGAACCAGGAGTATCATACACAGTTTCTGGCAACCAACTAACATTTTCTAAAGCTCCATTAGGATATAGAAGTGTTTTTGGAAATCCAATTACATTTGCACAATATAAAGAAGGTGTTGATAGTCCTGCTCAAAAAATTATTGGTAGAATTGTTAGATTTAAAGATTCTGGATTAAATACTCAATTTTTCAGAAAATTAAAAGATATATCTACACAATTTAATAATGTCGCCAAAGAATTTGATTTATATTACGAGGATAACACGCCAGTTAATTTATCTTCTGGTGAAAATTTATTAGTTGCTATTGATGGTGTTATTCAACAAGCAGGTAGCACTCCATTATTGCCATTAGATAGAGCATACTATATTAAGAGAACTACTATACCAAATAAAATTGTATTTGTAGAACCACCAAGAATCTTTAATGATATTAAACAATCTTTTTATGCATATTCTGTTGGTGGATATGAAAGATTGACACTCGACAAAATTTATATTGATGGTATTAGAAAAGGACCATTTTTATTAAAATCTGCAGTTTCAGGAAAAACAGTAACTGTGGATGAAGATCTCAATGTCTTAGTTTTTGTTGATGGTGTTTTACAAAAAAGAAACAAATCGTATGTAATTCGTGGAGCAAATATTTCATTTACTGAACCAATAGATCGTAATCAAAAAGTAAATATAATTTATCTTTATGGAAGAGATTATGTTAAATCATTAACATCTTTCAACTATGATAATATTCCATTTTTAAATGAATATGAAATTACTGTATCTGGAAATTACACCAGTGAACCCACCAAAATTCTTTTAGATTCTCCAATTAAGTCAGATTATGCGTATGGATATGTTAAAAGTGTGAGATTTAATGGAACTAATAGTATAATTACGGTTCAAACTGATAATAGAAAATTTGCTTTAGGTGATGATTTAATAATTACCAATATTGCAGATTCTTTTTATAATTTAATTATTCCTACATCTAATATAATTTCAATTTCTGATTTTGTTCGAGATGATAATTCTCAAGATGTTTTATCCAAATCAAATATAGCTTGGCTCTATAAAACGGTAAAAGACCCCGAAAGAGGTTTCTTGAGAAAAGGAGATTTTATTAAAATTGACGGTGAAACAGACTACAGAAAAATATTAAACATTCCGAATGTAGCAACAAAAACTGATTATCGTGATACAGACACATTAGGGTATTATGGAAAAATATCCACGACAAATTATAACGGAACTCCAATAGGTGAGGGTTTAGATATTGTTGCTCAAATTGAAAATGGAAAAGTAGTTTCTCTATTGTGGAACCAAAAAGATTGGAATACATTTGAAACTAAAAAGATTCTTCCATCTTCACCTGGATATGGTTATGAAACTGCGCCACAATTAATATTTGTTTCTCAACCACTAAAAGACGAAGGCGGCACAATTGTGTCTCCTGCTGAAGGTGGTGGAGCAAAAGCATATGCAGTTGTTCATGATGGAGAAATAATTGATATTGTTCTTTATGATCAAGGAAGTGGATACATTTCACCACCAAGAGTTTTTGTTGCTCGTGGATATGATGTTTTAAGAAAAGGAAGAAGTGTAGAAACCAATAAAATTTATGTTGGGATGTCACCTCAACTAGACTTAGCAACGTCTCTTTATATTTCAACAGGTGATAGACTTGATGCAGATATACCTCCCCAAATCTTTATTAGTTCATTCTTATTAGTTACTCCATTTGATTCGAGCAGAAAATTAACTGCAATTATACAAAGATATTTAAATGTAAAAACTCCTTCGTCACAAGCACCAATAAATCATGTCAGTACACTTGATTTGAGAGCAAATGTTAGTTCTATAAGTGTTAGTGTAAATCTATTCCAATCATCGTTAGAAACTCCATTAAGTATTGTAGATTCACAAAACAAAGTTACAATTCAAGAATCGGCAAGATTTATAGAATCTTCGGTGGGATCTTTTGCAAAAGTTAATTACTTACTAGCACATAGATCTCTCCATGAAACTGGAGCATACTTAGATGCACCAATGGATTTGGATGATGAGATTGTATTCGTTCCAACTACAGAAAAATTTGCTAAGTTTGGCAAATTATTAATTGGAGATGAGATTGTATTTTACAATCAAAAATTATCAGATAGATTTATTTACATCACTAGGGGTTTGAATGGAACTACTATAAAAGAACACCCAGCTGGTCAATTCCTCAGACAATTCTCTGATGACGTATCTATCATTAGTGCTGGTGTAAGTTCTGCAGAATCTGTAGCACAAATTCAAGTTATTGGTGGCGGTGTAACAACTGCGAGTGTTGGTATTGTAGAAATTGTTCAGGTTGAAATAGATATTACTGAAATATCTTTAGATAATCAGTTTACTGAAATTTTACAAATTGCAAATTTTGTCAATTCTATTAATTCAACTAGAATTGAATCTATATTTAATAGTAATATTGGTATTTCTATTGCAACCAGTGAGAATCAAATATCTCGTCAAATCAAGACAATTCTCTCTTCTGGTATTGAAAATATTTCGGTCAATACTATTCAAAAAATTACACCAGCAACTGAAAGATTCTATAAAACAGGATTTGTAGATTATTATGTTGAAAGTATTCTATTTACAAATCCAATTATACAAAGAAATGGTAATTCTGTAATATTAGAAAATCCTGGTAATTTGGTACATCAAAGATCAGGTAATATTGTTTCAATTAATAATGCACAACAAAATCCAGATGATCTTTTATCATATTCAATTGGCAATATTGGAAATAATTTATCTATGTTGAATGAGTGGTATACAGTTGACGATGGATCTGCAAACGTTTCTGGATTAACTTTTAATGAAATTGATTATAATTATAGTCAATTTACTCTTCGAGATTTTAGTGATAAAGGAATTTCTGCAATATCTCATTCAAGAATTATCTGGAATTTGACTTGCCCATCAATACAAAATCCCGTAGCAATATCTTCATCAAATGGAACTATAGGATCTACTATTACCGTTCAAAATACATCATATTTCCCAAGCACAGGATACATTTACCATTCAAATGGAACTGTTTTTGGAGTCATTCAATATACAGGAAAAACATCAACTACATTTACTGGTTGCACTGTTTATTCTGGATCAAATACGATTTATACTGGTTCAGAGATAATACCATATTTCATCTAAACCTTATAAATATAAATAAAATACCGTTCGGAGAACTATTAAATGGCTGCTATCATTTCTGAAAAGTTCAGAATTTTCAACGCCAAGCAATTTCTGGAATCTCTTTCAGAAGGTACTGGCGATACTTCCTCAGACCGATCAAGAATGTATTTCTTTGTCGGCAGACCTCAAGCATGGAAAGCATTTGTAGAAATTTATGCTGTAAGCTCAACTAATTTCTCTGTTGGAGAAGAAGTTTATGTTGGTGCTAGTTTAGGTGCTGCAACTTTCAAAGGAACTGTTGCTGAAGTAAATCCCAATAGTCTACTTCTAACAGGTATTGGTCCTACAGTAAGTGCTACTCCTGCTGCTGGAGCAACTTTAACTGGAAACACTTCAACTGCAACTGCTAAAGTTGGCGTTTACAGATATGCAACAGAAGAAATTCCTACTGCTCCTATCGACAACCAAGAAGAAAAATTTGATGTTTATGATGATATGATTGCTCTTAAGAGAGTAACTTCATCATATGCAAGACACGTAATCAGACGTTATAACTGGGATTTAACTGTAAATCCTAAGTTTGATATGTGGAGAGCAGATTATTCCGCTCTAAAACTAACTGCTACTGGCGAATCTTCAATTGCTACAGCAAAATATGCTGTTATGAATAATCAGTATGAAGTTTTTGCTTGTCTATACAATGGAACAAATCCTTCCAACCTGAATGGTCGAAACGCAACATACACTCCAACAACTACTCCAGTTTCAGGAGAAGGAACGTATTCTGGGGATATTTACACCGAACCAAGTGGAACCGCTGGTTATGTTTGGAAATACATGTATACTATTCCAACAGATGATGTTATTAAGTTCCTTTCATCAGACTTCATGCCAATCGTTTTAAATGGCACTGTTCAGTCTGCTGCTGTTGATGGTGCTATTCAAGTAGCTCTACTAAAAGATGCTGGCGGAAATCTCCCAACTTCCACAACTTTATATGCTGCTATTTTAGGTGACGGTTCTGGTGGTAAAGTTTCTATTACTACTAATGGTTCTGGTGCTATTACAGGTGTTTCTGTAATTGCTGCTGGTTCTGGTTATACCTATGCTAATGTTGTTCTTAAGAATGGTTATCTTTACACTAACTCTTCATTGACAACGGCAGCTACAGTTGCTGCAAACGCATTTGGTTCAATTGAAGTTATTATTCCTCCTCAAGGTGGTCATGGTGCAGATCCAGTAATGGAATTGAATTCCAAGCGTGTAATGATGAATATTCGTCTTACATACGCAGAAGGTTCTGGTGATTTCCCCGTAGATAACGATTTCAGAAGAATTGGAATTGTTCAAGATCCTCTACAGTATGGTTCTAGCAATTACCTAACAGTCGATAACGCATCTGCGCTATATGCTGTTAAATTGACTGGAGTTAATGGAAACTTTGTTGCAGATGAAATTATCACACAAACAAATAGTGGATTAGTTTCAAAAGGAACAGTGGTTTCTTGGACACTAGATTCAGGAAGCACTACTGCAGGTGTTCTTAAGTATTACCAATCTGCTGAACAACATGCAGATAATGGTGTGGTTAGAGCATTTGTTTCAACTGGAGCAAACGCTATCACAGGTGCTACTAGCGGAAGATCAGGAAACGTTGATACTGCATATGCAGCTTCACTCCTTGGTGTTAATTTCGCTGCTGGTTTGGCGACACCAGAAGTAAAAGCAAATTCTGGAGAAGCAATCTATGTAGAGAATAGAAGACTAATCACAAGAGCTCCTGACCAAATTGAAGATATTAAATTAGTTATTGAATTTTGATTTATAAATTTATTAATATTCCCCACTCATAGTAAAGAGAGCCTGAGCTAAAATGCCCCAGAAGATTAATCTTAACGCGCCTCCATATAACGATGATTTCAATATTGACAAAGGTTATTACAAAGTTCTTTTTAGACCAGGATATTCTATTCAGTCTAGAGAATTAACAACCTTACAATCTGTTCTGCAAAATCAAATTGAAAGTATTGGTCGTAGTAGATTCAAGCAGGGGCAGCAGGTAATTCCTGGAGAAGTATCTTTTAATAATAAATTAAATTATGTAAAACTATCTTCAGTTTCTGAAGTAGCAGTCAATATTAATGGCAATGTCGTATTCCAAAAATATGACATTGCCAATTTATTGGGATCTACTATTCAAGGTTTATCTTCTGGGGTAACTGCTACCGTTATTTCATATGCATATGGTAATGATATTGAATCTGATATTCTGTATGTAAAATACACTAATAGTGGCAATTCTAATACCGAGTCTACTTTTAGACAAGGTGAAACTTTAGAAGCAACTAATATTGCAGATACTCCAACATTAGTTGTTGGAACAGATGGTAGTGTTTTACCAACTACTATAGACGTTAAGGATTATGATACTGGAAAGATAACTACTATCGATAGCCCTGCAATGGGTTATGCGTCAGCAGTTAATGTTCAAGAAGGTGTGTATTTTGTAAATGGTTATTTTGTAAATAATTCTGAAGAATTAATTGTAGTAGATAAGTATTACAATAAACCATCAGCAAAAGTTGGATTTACTATTACAGAATCATTAGTTACATCTGAAGAAGATGCAACTCTATATGACAACGCTAGAGGATTTTCTAATTTTGCAGCTCCTGGAGCACACAGATTACAAATTAAATTATCTCTATTAGTTAAAGAATTTGACGCGCTAACTGACGAAAATTATGTTCAATTAGTATCAATTAAAAATGGCGAGGTTCAGCAACTAGTAAAAACTACTGATTACAATATAATTGAAGAAACTTTAGCCAGAAGAACTTATGATGAGTCTGGTGATTATGTTGTAGATAATTTTTCATTAGATTTACGAGAATTTTATCAGCAAAACAATAATAAAGGTATTTACCCATTAAATGAAGAAACCGAACTAGTGGATGGAAAAACAACTTCCGAAGCTAATTCTTTAATGGTTGCTGGATTAGGATCAGGAAAAGCATATATTAAAGGTTACGAAGTTGTAAATAAAGACACGAAATATATTGATGTCAATAAAGCTAGAGATACTCTCACGAAAGAAGATGTTAGAGTAAAATCTTCTTCTTTATCTTACTTTAACATCAGTAATGTTTATGGATCTATCCCAGTAAACTCGGAGGGTCAAGAATTAACAGCATACCCAACAGTTTACTTAAACTCAACATTCAATGATGGTTCCATAGGATATAACAATACAGAATCTTACTTCAAGCACTAAACAGACTATTCCAGAAGAGGTGTTAAGTTTGGATTAGATGATGCAATTATTACATTATACATGCCTAATCCAGGTAATTATTCTAGCACCACGTTCCCAACTCCAGACACATTTGGATCGTCTCTAACTACTCTTTGGTATGTTGTAAATTTAGGAACAACTCCAGCTTCAACTACTGTAAGGTCAGTTTCGGTATTATCTTATTCTGTGGTAAAAAGACCTTTTGATATTGGAGTAGAATCTCCAAATACAGACTATCTAGAATTAACAGTAGTCGGAAACAAAGAAGATATTTACTACTTCTTAAAAGAGTATGACGATAACGATCCTTCAAAGAGAAGAAAATTATTTAAAACTCAAGCAGATGCGAAGGATTATTATTTCCAAGTAGGAACTTCAACAATTTTTCCATATTCAGAAGTTTATGATTACAATGAAATAATTACTCCTGTTGTTGGTGTTTGTAAACCAAAAGATTTCAGTTTAATTCAAAGAGGTTCTGGATTTAATGAAGATATTGATATTGTTTTATCTAAAGGGAGATTAGGAGATGGAACTTCATCTTATAATTCTATTTTTAGATTAGCATATTTCAATCCGACATTCTTCACTAGAGTTGTTCTAGATCAAGATATTTCATCAAATACCTTCTTACCAGGGAAATACATCTTAGGTTCTACTAGTGGCTCTTATGGGGTCGTAGAGGGGTCTACAGCGTCAAAATATACGGTGGGTAATATTCTGTTTGTCAGAATGCTATCTGGTAATTTTGTTTCTGGAGAAACAATCACAGACGAATCTGGCAACTCTAGAAGAATTGCTAGAGAAGGAACAATATCACATTTTGTGGTAATGAAGAGAGGTGATGGTTATCCAGTTAATACTGGTATTAAAGTTAATGGTGTTCAATATACTAGTTCTGCAGTAGAAATTAGTTATCTTGCTCAAGCAATTTATAAGGTAACTATTAAAGACAAAAACTTGTTAGGTCAAGTTTATGCAACAACTCCAGAAGTATCATTTAATACAGGAAATACAAATCCTATTTCTCAAGCGGTTGTTATTCCTGTATTATACAGAAATACTGTTTATACTTTTGATCCCCAAAACGTAAAATCAGTAAGTTCTACTTTTGGCGCTGGTAATGCATATAACTTTACCGCTGACGTAGAATCTTTCCAATCTTCATATGTCACAAATAAAATCTTAACAGATTTTACTTTTTCTGGAAGTAAAGGTCAAAAATATATTGAATGTAATGGATTTTCAGGAGATCCGTCAAGTGATTTAATTCAGGGAGATATTATTCAATTCAATGATGCTACAAATACTGCAGTAAGATCTGTTGTTCAAAGAGTAGAAAAAGCAGAAGGTCTTATTAAATCTAAAGTATACTTAGATAATGCTCTCAGAAATGACGTAGCAAATGCTAGTGTTATTAGAGTTCGACCAACTATTCAAAATAGTGCTACATCATCATTACTAATACCTATTGGATCAAAGTATCCATCTAGTATTGTAGATTCACCAGATGATTCAAAGATCAAATATTATTTCAGAAGAGATTTTGTAACAACTTCTTCGGTAAACGGTGGTAATATTACGTTTGCTGCTCAATTACCTTATGGCACTCAAAGATTTGCATCATTCAGAGAAAATAATTTTATTTTAACAGTATTAGATAAGAGATCTTCTACAACATTACAAAGTGGTGATATAATTTTCTTAAAATCAAATCAAATTAGTATTGAGAATACTACATCTAGCACAAGTGGATTAACATCTGGTAGTGTTTCCATCAATTTACCATCTTCTTTCTTTGGAACAGACACTAACTTCCCTATTCTAAAATTAACAGCAACGGTAGAAGTAAGTAAGGCAAGACCTAGATTAAAAACTATATACAGAAATCAAAGAATTTTAATTCAATCTCCTGGTGATAGAGTAGTTCCAATCAGAGGCGTTAATTTTGATAACAACAGCACTGACATTCTTTCATATTCTGATGTAATCAAAATCCGTTATGTGTATGAAGGAACTACACAAACAGCTCCAGTTGTTTCTTCTTCTGGAGAACTTGTTACTGGAACTGACGTAACAGAAAGATTCTCGTTTGATGACGGGCAAAGAGATACTTTTTATGATGTATCTCGTCTTGTTTTAAAACCTGGATACACTCCACCATCAGGTCAGTTAATTGTTGCGTTTGATTATTTTGAACATTCTCAAGGAGATTTCTGCACAGTTGATTCATATTTACACGAATCAGGTGTTTCTCTTGACGAAATACCTTCGTTCAATTCATCGGTTTTAGGAAAGGTATCATTAAGGGAAGTATTTGATTTTCGCCCCAAAGTAGATTCATCTGCAATTATTAGCGGTTATCAAGACACATCTGTTCTATCTGTCACTGATTTCAATAGCTTTACTGGATCTGGCGGAATTACTTCAAGCACACCTGCTACCGAAGATGTTTTAGAATATACTATATCATTCAATCAAAAACAATATTTGGATAGAATTGATGGGATTTTCCTAAACAAAAAAGGAGAATTTATAGTAAAGGAAGGTAATTCATCACTTAACCCAACAAAACCAGCAGATGTTGATGATGCTCTAGCATTATATTATCTTTACATCCCAGCATACACTACGACCACTAATGATGTTCGTATTATCCCTGTTGACAATAGACGTTATACGATGAGGGATATCGGAAAATTAGAGAAGAGAATTGAAAGATTGGAACAGTATACTATGTTAAGTATACTGGAGCAACAAGCTCTTAACATGCAAATTAAAGATGAAATAGGTATTGATAGATTTAAGAGTGGATTTGTTGTTGATGGTTTTGAAAATCATGGGATTGGTAACCTAGCATCAATTGATTACAAGTGTGCTATCGATACACAGCAATCTGTATTGAGACCTAGATCTGTAGAAAAATCTTATCGTTTACAAGAAATTAATACAAGAAACGAACAAAGGTCATTAGATAATTATTCTAAGTCTGGAGATATTATTACTTTACCATTTACTGATGTCACTGCCATTAAAAATCAGTATGCTACTAAAAAGTTAAACATTAATCCTTTTGTAGTTTTACAATATGTTGGAGATGCAGAATTATCACCTAATGTTGATCAATGGTATGACGAAAGAGAAACTCCTATAATTCTAGACAACGATAGTAAAGTATTTTCTGTATTTTTCGCTACAGATGATGCAAGAGAAGGATATTCAAGTATCTATAATAACTTTATTGTTAATTGGATTGGAACTAATAGAGTATTTTATAACGTAACACCTCTTAGCGATTCTTCAACGGTAGTTGCATCTGCTACAACTCAATTAGCATCTGTATCAAGCAGTTCAAATATTAGCCCACAAAATAATCAGTTACCACAAGGAGTTGCTGCAAAATCTATAGGTTCTAATGTTGTATCTTCAACCATTCAACAATTCTGCAGATCTGTTCCTGTATTCTTCAAGATTACTAGAATGAAACCTAGCACAAAATTCTATGTTTTCATGGATGGTAAATCTATTGACAGATGGATTGTTCAGGATAGTAGATTTACTGGAATTGCTGGAAATTCACTAAGCACTTTCAATAGTGGTATTATTACTGATGCTAATGGAAATGCCAGTGGATTAATTTTAATTCCATCTGGTAATCCACCACAGGCGGGATCATCATGGAATGGTTCTGTAGATGATGTTCAATATGATACAGAAACTGGTTCTTCATTATCATTTATCACAGGAATTAAAACAATTAAATTTACTTCAAATGAAGATGGAATTGTTGACAGTGATGTAGAATCATTTACCGAAGTTAAATATTATGCTACAGGTAATTTACCTCAGCAACCTTCATCAATTATTTCAACTTCTCCTGCTGTTTTCAAAGCAGAAGAGGGTATTCAATTTATTGAAAGCACAAAAGCACAAGTAAAACCAAATCCAGTAAGTCAATCATTTACTATTGAAAAATATCCAGGGGGTGTGTTCTTAACGGGATTAGATTTATATTTTAATAAGAAGAGTTCGACCATTCCTGTTAGAGTTTACTTAACTAATGTAGAAAGTGGAAAGCCAGGTAAGTATATCATTTCTGGTAGTGAAACTGTTTTATATCCAGATACTTATCTAAGAGTATATACAAACGGAACTTTGAACATCACCAAAGGTGAAGTAATTACTGGAGTTTCTTCGAAGGCTTCTGGTCCTATAAAAGAAGTATATGATAGAAACAATAATTTAGTTCCTATTTCTGTTTTAGGTCAATACACATTAACTAATGATCAAACATATATTTTAGTATTATCAAACAATAACGGAAAATCATTCTCACAAAATGAAGGATTGAATATTCCTTCCCTAACTACTTTCAATGCTGCACAAAATACAAACTACAGTGTGACCATTGCAAAAGATTCTGGAAGAATAACAGATATTATAATCAATAATGCTGGATCTAGTTATGAGACTGCAACTCTAACTATAGAAAGCCCACAACTCCTTGGCGGAACAAATGCTACCGCAGTCTGTAAAGTTTCTGGTGGTAAAATATATGATTCTTCATTAGTAGTAAATGGTAGTGGATATACTGAAGCTCCATCAGTAATTATTAATTCAACGGGTTCATCTGCTTCAAATGCTTCTATTGAAGCAGTATTAACTATTGATACTCCAGCGGTAAGAATGGGTGTTGCGATAGATACGGGTGATGTTTCTATTCCCGATTCTACTACTCCAACTAGATTTAATTTTAAGTATCCTGTTTATTTACAGAATAATGCAGAATATGCTTTTGCAATTGAATCTGATTCAACTGATTACGTTATCTGGGCATCTAAATTAGGAGAAATTGAACAAGCAACAAATTCAGTAGTAACTTCCCAACCACTTTTAGGATCAGTATTCAAATCACAGAACGTTGATTCTTGGACAGAAGATTTATTTGAAGATATTAAATTTACTCTTTATAGAGCAGAATTTGATAATTCCAGACCAGGAATTGTAAAACTAAGTAATGAAAAATTGGGTTATGAAAAATTAGATACTAATCCATTTGAAACAGATTCATTATCTGATACAACCGCTACATCTTTATTGTTCAGAAATAATAATAAAATTGTTAGAGTTAAGCACAAAAATAATGGATTTGAATCTTCTGGTAGATCATATACCGCATTTAGAAGAGCAGCAGATGTTGGAGGAATTACATCTGACTTTTTAAATAGCACACTATTTAAAATTTCAAATGGAGGTTTAGAATCTTATAATATCACTTCTATCAATAACTCTTCTGCCACATCTGTTGGTGGTGGCGATAATGTATATGCATTACATAATAGCAAGTATGAAAAATTATTTGCACAAGTTGCATACTTAAACTTTAGTGAAACTTCTGTAAAAGCAGAAGTAAAAACAACTAATGTTATTCCTTATGATTTTTCAGCAGTAAATTATACATCATATTCTCAATCTACAGTTAATGATGGTTTTGAAAAAACTTTCTTAAATGAAGATCATTTCTTTAATAATCAGAAGGTTGTTTGTTCAAGAATCAATGAACTAACAAATTCTGATAGAATTACTGATAGATCATTAGTATACAAATTAACATTAGAATCTGATGTTTCATACTTATCTCCTGTTATTGATCTGAGATCTTCTTCTGTCAAAGCAATAACAAATAAAGTAGAAAAATCCACAGGTAGCGAAGATAGATATGGAAGAAGAGATCAAATTATAAAATTCTATCCTGTCTACAAGTTCTCTGTTTTGGGAAACAATGTATCAACTATACAAGCAGGAGATGCTGCTAATCCTAAAATTGTTTCTGGATTTACATCTGGAGCAAGAGGTGTAATTGTTAAATTTGATTCATCTAATAGTATTCTATATGTTAAGATGTTAACAGATACATTATTTGTTCCTAGCGAAACTTTAGTATTTGCTTCACAATCAGGTCTTTCTACAGTTTCTGTTGGAAGTAATGGTTTAACAGAAGAGACGTTCAACTTTGTTTACAATTCAGTTATAACATCAATCGACAAAACAGATGTCACCAAAGAATATAGTAATGTTATTAATGGCAGAGTAGTTCTTTGGGATGCAGAAAAGAGAGAATTGACTGTTTCAAATAACAAGAGACCAATTAACGACAATTATACTGCAGCTGCAACTACTGGATCTGATTATGCTAGAATTCCATTTAGTTCATCTTCTACACAACAATCCGATGTTTTCCGTGTTGGCGATTTAGTTTCTTATGAAAATCAATTAACTGATACTAAATCTTTCTTAGAAATCAAATCAATTTTTTATAGTGATGGTGTATTATTTGTTCCTGAAATAAGAAATAATAGTTCTTCTTTAGCAAAATATGTAACTAAAGAAATTACTATTGAAAACGCAGCAACTGGATTAGACGTTAAATTAACTGCTAATATATTTGAAGAAGATGATATTCAAGTATTATATAAAGTTAAATCAATTAGTTCACAATTCAATTTTGAAGATCTTGGTTGGGAATATTTTAATGGAAATGGAAAACCAGATATTCGCGTGATTCCATCTACTGACAATAGTATCGCTGGATACATTGAAAAACAAGATTCTTACAAAGAATATAAATTTAGTGTTTTTAATTTAGGTGAGTTTTCTTCATTTGCTATAAAAATAATTATGAGAAGTTCAAATCCAGTATTTGTTCCAAAAATTCAAGATTGTAGAGTTGTAGCATCGTTCTAATGGATCGCATCAAAGTTCTTGACCACGACTATCTCGTGAGAGATAAAGATACTGGTGCCATTATAAATACTGATAAAAGTGTATTTGAAGATGCTAGAAAACTACGTAATGGTAGTGCATCTATTAAAAAACTTCAAAGTGATGTGGAAGATTTAAAGAATGAACTCTCAGATATCAAAAATCTTTTAAGAGAACTCATAAGAAATGGCAATACTTAGAAATGTAGCTAAGACCGATACTCTGGAAATTCAGAGACAAAAGATAAATCAGATAGCATCTGATTTATTTACGGTTCAAACTTCCGTAGGTGAAGGAGCATTTAGTATGAGTGATGGAACTGTTCAGCAGCCATCACTATTTTTTACTAATGCTACTGATGTTGGTGTTTTTAGGGGTTCTAGTGGAAAACAGTTATTTATTGCAGCTGAAGGTAGTGCAATTGCCAAGTTTGACAAAAATAATTTAACATCTTTAAAAGATTTTAAAACTTTAATCTCTGCTGTTCCAAACGGAGCTAATGGAATCACTATTACAAATCCAGGATCTCAATACAGTTCAGGAACTTTTTCTTCTGTTCCTTTAACTGGTGGTTCTGGAACTGGAATAAAAGCTTCTCTTATTGTAAGAGCTATAACTGGAAATATTACAAATGGTGGTAGTGGATATGTTGGCGGATCTTACGTTAGCGTTCCCCTAACAGGTGGATCTGGAACTGGAGCTACTGCAGACATTACAGTTTCTCCTTTTTCTGGTTCTATTCAAACTGGTGGATCTGGTGGAAATATTGGCGGTAATGCTTCTCAAATATTCACTAACGTATCTTTGACTGGTGGATCTGGATCTGGAATGAGAGCCGATATTACTGTCACTACAGCAGGTCAAATCGTAGCTGTTACTGCTGTTAATATTGTCAATCAAGGATCTGGTTATCAAACTGGAGATGTTTTAACAGCACTTTCTAATACAATTGGTGGTGTTACAGGATTTCAATATGTTATTAATGGTGTTGGAAACGTCACCCAAGTTCAAATATTATTAGCAAATACTGGATATCAAGTAGGAAACGTTTTATCAGCTAGCAATACAAATCTTGGTGGTTCTGGATCTGGGTTTCAATTCACTGTAACTGGTGTTGGATCAGTAATTGATGCTTCAGTTACCGATGGTGGTGATGGATATATCATAGGAGATCAACTTTCTGTAAATGCAGTAGAACTTACACCCGCAGAAACTTGGTATGTAAGAATGTGGATGACACAATTATTTGTGTTTTCTGGAACATTACCAACAACAGGATTCAATGTAGGAGATACATTAACATATGCTGGCGAAGGAAGAACCGTTGTAAAAAAATGGTTAAATGCACAAAATAGAGTAGAAGCAGTTGCTGTTAGAGCTGGCGCTGAAGACGGTAATACTATTGAGTTTTTTCCTGGGTTATCTGCAAGTGATGGAAATGGAAACAGTGCTACTGTTGGATCATCTAGGTCAGAATTAAACTATTACTTCTCATCAAACCAAAATGGTCCTTTTGAAAACATAAAAGATTTCACTTTCCAAAAAAACAAACGTTATATATTCAACCAAACACATCCTTCGAATAATACTCACCCAATACGATTTAGCACAACTGCTGATGGTATTCATACCGTATTGAGTGGGCAAGGAGCGCAAAGAGATTTTGGTGATTTATATGAAGGAAGTGAAGTAAATTATGAATACACTCCTTTTGATGTTTCCATAATTCCAAATGACAACACCCCAACAACTTTATATTATTATTGTGGTAATGGATTTGGAGATCCAGAAAATCAACACATTAATGAGGGTGGTTTTGACGGCAGAGAAGGAAAAATTACTATTAGTGGAACAGCGACAGTATCTGGTAGTGGATTGACGATCACTATTGGTGCAGTTAACACTGCTTCCAATATTATTCTTAAGAAGAACGGAGAATCTACATTAGGTGCTACAACAGCTTCGTCATTAACATTGACTGGTGAATTATCAGTTGGTTCTGCAACTACGTTGATTGGTAATTTAAATATAGGATATAATAAATTTAGCGTTGCATCATCGAGTGGAAATACAAGTATTGCTGGTTCATTAACTGTACAAGGCAGTCTTTCCTTCTTGGCAGATGCTGCTTTTGGTGGAACATTATATGTAGATTCCACCAATAATAGAGTTTCAATAAATCTAGATCCTAATGTAAATCCATTGACTTATGATTTTGAAGTTAGTGGAGAAGCTAAAGTAAATGATAATGTTAGATTAGCGACCGATTCTTCTGCTTTTGTTAGAATAGGTAGTGGATTAACTGGAACTGATAAACTTCAAGTCAGTGGGAATATATTATGTTCTGATGGAAAATATCTTGCTCCACCAACTTCAGATGTTTTAAATCCTGTTTATACTTTTTCAGGAAATACCAGAGTAGGATTATTATTAAATAATACTAATAATAGTATGTCTGTAACTGGATTGAGTGGTGAAATACTCAACCTCCAAAAAAATCTCATCACAACATATAGAAAAATAAACTGTGATTATGTTACCGTAAATAGTTCAAAAATTACGATACCTGGATCTGGTTACGCTGCTGGAAGTTACGGTGGTGTATTAGCCTCTGGCGGAACTGGTTCTGGATTAGTAGCAAATCTTATTGTTTCATTTTATTTACCTCTGGGAGAAATTAATACCGTAGGAAATGTATCTGCTGCCGATTCAACAAGAGTAGCGGGTACATATAATATTACTTCTGCCAACTATACAACAAATGGTTCTGGAACTGGTGCAACTTTCCAAATAGTTGTTGATGGAAGTGGAGCATGTGTAGTAACTGTTACCAATGGGGGAGAGGGATACACGGTAGGAGATACCATCACCGTAAGTGGATCTATTTTATCTCCTGGTGCATTAACTCCTGCGTCTAATCTAACTTTTATTGCTGCAGGATTTACGTCTGATCAAGGAAGTGGATATACAGATGGAACATATACATCTGTTCCTTTAACTGGAGGATCTGGAACAGGTGCAATAGCCGAAATAGTAATTTCTGCTGGATCTGTAACTAGTATTGTTGTTACAGAGAATGGAATAAATTATGCAATCAACGATACATTATCTTTCAATCACACTTCTTTAATACCACCCCTTGGTGGAACATCAGTAGCACCATCAGTAGCAGCATCATTAAAAATAAGGTATCTCGGAACATTATCTAAAGTAACTATTGTTGATTTTGGAGAAGGTTATAAACAAAATGATATTTTAGAGTTTCCTTCTATTGGTGGAACTCAAGCTGTCACTGCAAAATATACTATATTATCAACATCATCAACTACAAATGTAGAAATTAATAATTCAGATGGTAGTATTTTAGCGAAATCATTAAGAACTACTGGATCTGGTATTTTAATAGATAATAACCTTTCAATAGATAGCAATATCATTTCATCTACTCAAAATGAAGATATTTTTGTTGCTCCAGGATCTTCATCTAAATTGCTATCTGTTTCTGGAACTGGTGGTATCAAACTTCCTGTAGGTAACTCTACTAATAGACCATCAGCAGCAACAGCAGGTATTATTCGTTATAATACCCAAACATCTCAATATGAAGGATCAAATGGAATAAACTTCATTTCCCTTGGCGGTGTTAGGGATGTTGATGGTAACACTTTCATTATTGCCGAAGAAACCGTAGGAGAAAATGATAATACTCTATACTTCTTCAATGATGGTTACAATTCTGCTAGATTCAAAAGAACAGAAGTTGAACTAGTTACGGCAAATAAAATATCAGTTAGAGATACTGATGGTAAACTGTTGTGGAAACCAACTACCGCATTTAGTTTAAATGCTTTTGTTTATTATGAAGATAACATTTATCAAGTAACAACCGCAGGAACTACAGGAACTATAGCGCCAACACATACTTCTGGTTCTGACTCAAATGGAAGTGCAACTCTAACTTATGTAAGTGATAGTTATGGAAGTTTAGAAATCAGGGGAGATGAGATTAAGTTAGGAACAAGAGTAAATATTGACAATAAGTTAGATATTTACGCCTATAATACAAATAATCTAATATTTGAATCTGCTTTAAATATTGCCAAGATTGCATTTGGTAATAACCTAGGAGTTCCAGATACCTTAGTTTCTTTTAATTCAACGAATGCAGCGGTACAAATCAACAGAAATTTTGATACATCAAATCCAGAAGATAATATTTCATTAGTTGACAAAACTCTCAAGTTTCTTGAGTTGACTGATGTTCGTTATGAAACAACATCTGTTGGATTAGTCAAAGGTGCTTCTAATATTGCTACTTCAACAGTATATAATCCAACTGTTCATAGTTCAGCAAAAATCATTGTTACTGCACATAACTTAACTACAGATGATAAACAAATGATTGAATACAATGTAGTTCATAAAAATACCGATATCTTTGCTGTTCAATATGGCAATACTGTGACAAATGGAGATTTATTCGTTGGATCTTTTGACTTTGATGGATCTAATAACATTCGTTTTACTGCAACATTAGCATCTAGTGTTGCAACTGGTAATAATGTAAAAGTGGTTGTAACCAAAACTCAAATTAAAAAGTAATACGCCATGGCAACTACTATAAAAACTTTCAATTCTGAGGGTGGTTTTGGTATCAACCAGACTACTCTTATTACTGATGATTTAGATGTTCAAAATGTAAATACATTTACATTAAAAAATTCAAATTATAGTGATGCTACAAAAAAAGATTACATATTGAAAGGATTAAATACTACAGTATTGACATTAGATGGAACTCTTCCAATAACATTAACTTCTGGAACTGTTAATTTTGTTACTGGATATATTCTTGCGGTAAACGGAGACGGAACTGGATTATATTCTGTTAAAATAGAATCGACGGTTTCATGTAGTGACTCTGGATCTGTTTCTACTTTGTCTGAATTAACTACTATTATTAAAGATTCTATTCCATCAGGGCAAACGTGGACAGTAGAAACTTATACATCAGGTCAGTCTCATCAGTTTAGCTATTCTACTGTTAGAGGTGGAACCACTAATGTTATCAAATGGATAGCAAATGTTCAGATAGTCTCAGTTATTTGGCAACAATAACTAAATAATAAAGAATAATATAACAAAATCTGTTGGAGCACTAGATCAAGATGAGTTTAGAATTTAATGCAGATAAGCAGATAATCAAATCTACAACTCCAAAAGTAGTTGGTCAAAATGATTTCACAATTCGATCAGGATCTGGTTCCGACGAGAAAGAAGTTGTTCGAGTTCAATTAGACCCATCCACCAAGTTACCTCGTGTTGGTATTAATAGAACTGGTAGAAGAGTTGAAAAAATTGTTATTAATACTGGATTCAATGGATCTGGATATACGACTTCTCCTTCAGTAGTTTTAAGTGCTCCTCAACTATCTGGTGGTATTCAAGCATTAGCTTCTGCTGTAACTTCATCTGGTTCAGTTGTTGCTATTATTATCGATAATCCTGGCGATGGATATACTTCTGCGCCTACAGTAACCATATCAGGGGGAGGCGGAAATGGTGCAGCTGCAACTGCAGTTCTAGATACAGTTGATTATGAATTAGATGTTAATGGTGCTATTAGAACATCTACTTCAATTATTTCTGATACTGCTCGTATCCTCAACTTGGATATCGACAACTTTGTTACTGCTGATGCTAAGTTTCGTGCTCCTGGATTAAAAACATATTCAAATAATACTGGGACTCTTTGGGTTCCAAATACTTCCGTATCTAAAGGAAGCACTAGATATTTCGGTAATAATATCTACGAAGCAACAGTAACGGGAATTACAGATTCAAATCCACCCATACATATTGATGGGGAATCTGCAAACGGAACTGCTGCTTTTAGACACATTGGTTACAGAGTATCAAGTCCTCTCCTTAAATACTATAATGAGGATATGAAATATCCTCGTTCTGTAACACCACCTCTAGGAGATAGAACGGAAAAGATTGCTACTACTGAGTATGTTCTCAATCTCGCAACAAATGATGTTGGTGGACGTGTTTATGTTTCCCAACAGATTGGTAGTGACCTAAACGACGGTAGATCAGCAGTAAACCCAGTCAGATCAATCAAAAGAGCTTGCCAGATTGCTTCGCAAACGGTTAACGTAAAAGAAACTGTTGTTGTTTCTGGTGGTGATTATGTAGAAGATAACCCCATTTCTATTCCACCAGATTGTTCGATTGTTGGTGATAACTTACGTTTAGTTATTGTAAGACCACAAAATCCCCGTAAACACATGTTTAAGTTTGGGGATAAGAACTATGTAACTGGTATTACGTTTAGAGATAAGATTGATAGTAATGGAGATCCTATTGCAACATGGGATTATGCGATGGTGTTTGATGACAAACAACGCATTTGCTATGATGTAAACAGTGGTGGGGATTATGGAAGAAACTTTCCAGTTGGTCATCAAATCTTTGGTGTTCCAAAGATTCGTGTTACTTTCCAAACTAATACTGGATTGACTGCTCTTGCAGTCAATGAATATGTGACAGGTGTAAACACTGGAGCGGTTGGTAGAGTAAAGTCTGTTACATTTAATTCTGGTAATGTCACTGGAACTGTAGATGTTCAAGTAACTAGCGGTTCTTTCCAAACAGGTGAAACATTTACTTATCCTGGAGAAGGAGCATCTCCATGGACAGCAAATACTACGCTAGTTATAAATTCTTTAGTTTATTCTGGAAATAATGTTTATTCAGTAACAACTGCAGGAACAACAGCGGCGCCAGCACCAACGCATACAACTGGAGCACAATCAAACGGAACAGCAACATTAACTTGGATTAGAAATGTTTATTCATTTGTTGCTACTGATGTAAAATCAATCCGAGCAGAAGGCGAAGTTGTATCAAATAATAAAGATTTGGTATCTACCCTTCCCATCACTAGAATAGATGCTTCGCAACAAGCAAATCCAGATATTGATGGCATCATCATTTACACAAATCCCCTTACTGGAAGACAAAATACACATGATTTCAAAGAAAATGAAGAAATTGAAATCAGTGGATTGCCTACTTCAGCGCCAGATCTTTCTTGGTTGAACGGAAAACAAAGAGTTTATAAAGTTCTTTATGATGCTGATGGAAGATCAAGAAGGTTTGTTATTCCTAAAAAATCTGCAAGTTTCGTTGATGTAAACTATCAACCATCTTTAGCGACGGTAAAAAAATATTCTTATTCTATTACCCTTACTCTTCTCAACTCACCGAACAAGTTTTCAACAACACCATATGTTGCTCAAAGGTTCCAAGATGCTTGTAATCTAATCAGAAATAATATTGAGTTTATTAAAGATGAAACGTATTTAAAAATCGCAGATGAGTTTAGTCCCAACTTCTCTGTATCATCAATCAAAGCAACAACTGGAACAGGAGCAGATGCTGGTTATGTAGTTTTACAAGTTACTACATCTGGCAATCATGGTTTCTTTGTTAGTGATACCGTTACCATTTACAATAATGGATTGAATAATGCTATCAATGCTCAATATACAGTAACTAATCGTGTAAGTGCTACAGTATTTGAAGTTAAATATTTTGGTAGTATTTCTACACTTGGATTAACATCTGATAACACGTATACCACTGGTTCAACCCCAGCACTATCAGCATCTGCTTACGTTCAAAGATCATTCGTCATTCCTAATGAAACAAAATGCCGTAGAGATATTGGGCATTTTGTCAATGCAATCATTATGGATCTTGAATATGGCGGAAACTATCATTGTGTTGAAGCTGCTGAGTATTACAGAACTGGTGGTCAAATAGGATTTGTTGGTAATGAAATCGCAGAAACAGTAAGAGCATTTGAGATTGCTAGACAACTATGTATTCTCGCAATGCGTCGTTGGAGAACAGGAAACGGGCAACTATCAGATCCATTATATACACCACTTTATTCTTCTATTCCTAGATACTTTGATCCAACTATAACCCAAGATACTACATCTCCAGCTTGTGCTAATGTTAAGAGTGCTATCGATACATTAGCATATGTTTTTGTCGAGGTTTTGTGCAACAACGCATCTAGTCAACAAGTAGAAGCTGGATATTTAATTCAAAGAAATGCTGATTTTATTGCTTCAGAAGCACTTGGGTTTGCAAAAAATACTTTTCCTACATTAGGATTATCTACTGATCAAGAAAGAAAGTGCAAAAGAGATATCCGTCTTGTTCTTTCTGGATTATCTAGAGATCTTATTCTCGGTGGTAATGCTGGAATAGTTGTTGCTGCGGAATCATATTTTACTGGTACTGCTCTCACTGGTCTACCAGCAAATGAACTTGCTGCTACTAGATACGCTTTCGAGAAGGTAAGAGATCTTGCTATCCTCGCAATGAGAAACTGGAAGACAGGAACGAGTGGAACGGGACCAAACTATACACCAGTATACGAAACTACTATTCCTATTTTTATTGATCCAGCTGTCTTAGCTGATCCTACTACTCCTACGTGTGCTAGTATTAAGATTGCTATCGAAACAGAGATGACTCTGCTTGATAATATTCTTGGTGGTACTATTCTTCCTGGAGCAACAACAAAAACATATGGAACTCTGTATTCTCCAACGATTACATATCCAGAAGGAGTTCTGTATGATGCAAACAACAAATATATTACCCCCAGAGCAACATGGGATGATTTACCATACATTGAAGCATCACCATATACACAAAACTCATCAGTTATTTCATTCTTAGGTGGTAATGGTGCGGAGGTTGATGGAAATAAAGTTGCCCAACCTAACTGCCCATTCCCAGGACTAGAACTAAATGGAACTGCATCTTATCCAAATCAGGGTAAGTCGATGGTTGCATCAGCATTTACTATTGTTTCTTTTGGTGGAACAGGATACAGAGTTATCAATGATGGATATGTTCAGTTGGTTTCTGTGTTCGTTATCTTCTGTGCCGATGGTGTATTCTGCGATAGTGGCGGATATGCTTCTGTCACGAACTCTGCTACCAACTTTGGTGTCTATGCTCTACGAGCTAGAGGATTTAGAGAAGATCCATATGTCTTTGATATTGGAACGATTACAAATGTTACACAATCTGTAACAGGTAAAACAGTATTTACTGTTAGTGGATTAGGAAGAAGACCACTGGAGCATTATGTGGTTAAGATTGATGGTTATCAAAATACCAACACAGCAATCGAATATTTCGTAGATACTGTAACTGGCGTTACTGTTGGTCCACCTTTCACAGCAACACTGACACTAAACGATACTGCTAGTTTCACAAAAATAGCAACGAATACCGTAGTTGGTAACTCAATCGCAGAGTTTGCTGGCAAAACGATTAAACTACATAGACCTTCGATCGTTAACTCCTCATCACACACTTGGGAGTTTGCTGGATCTGGAACTAACTACAATGCTTTGCCAGAAAACGGCGGAACCAAAATCGAAGCATATGAACAGGTATCAGAAAACTATGGTCGTGTTTACACGTCAGGAACTGATGAACTTGGAGACTTCAAGGTAGGTTACTTTGCTCGCATTGAAAACAGAACTGGTGCTATCACCTTTACTGGAACTGTTACCATTTCCGAAGTTGAGTTCCTTAAACTAAAAGGTGGTGACGTTGTTGTTACTGGTTTCGATGCTTCTCCAACATTAGGTGGTGCATTCTCAACGGACTCAAAACTACCAACACAAAAAGCGGTTAAGGATTATATCTCAAATAACCTAGGTCCATATCTAAACAAACCATACTCCACAAACGCTGTTCCTAGGGCGCTTGTAGAACTCACAGACAGCGGTAAGATCTCTATTGACCAAATCCCTGCCCTAAGACCATTTAACGTCTTCACGGTGGCAAATCAAGCGGCAAGACTGGCATTAGAAGGAGCTCTTGCTGGAGACATTGCTATCCAAACAGATAGCACACAATCTTTTATTCTTAATAACGATTTAACTAGTTTGTATCTTGGATTTGCTGTAAATACAAGTTTAGAGTTTACGATAGGAAATATTTTCACTGGTTCTGTTACAGGTGGTCAGATTCAGGCAACAGAATATAGACAAGGTGTTGTTTATAAGTTAAACATTACAAATGCTGGATCTGGATATACTGTTGCTCCCACAGTTACAATCAGTGGTGGTAATCCTCAGGGAGGAGCAGTTTCAGCAACTGCTGTTGCTACTATTGCAAATGGTCAGATAGTAACACTAACCGTTACAGAAAACAATGGTTTCATAGGAGGAAAAGGTTATACAACTGCACCCACAGTAACGATTTCTGGTCCAGGTGGTGCTGGTGTTACTGCTACAGGAGCTGCATTATTAGAAAGCAGATTATACGGAACAATCGTCAATAACCAAAAAATTGAAGATACTGATACTATTACTTCCAGCAATAGTCCTACAGGAACTGTAGTTGATATCAGTAGAGTAGTGAACACATCTTCATCATTATCAACTAACTGGGTATCACTATCAGCTACTCAGATTTCTGCAGATGCTATTACATCTGGTATTGTTTCGACATCTCGTCTGGCAAGTAACTCAGCAGAAGCAAACTCATTTACTTTCTTGAGAGGTGACCAAGCATATGCTCCTGTTGTTCAATCTATCAAGGGTTCAGAAACAAGATATTTTGCTAAGTTAACTCAAGCAGTATCTGCAGGTTCTAGTACATTTGTGTTTGCAACAAATGCAAGCATATTAAGAGGTCATGGGATTGTTTCAATCACAGGTATTGCTGCTAACACTACTGTAACTAATGTTCTTACTGCTAGTGGTTCTACTACCGTAACATTAAACAACCCAGTAACGGCAAACATTGCAACCAGTACTGTTATTGAGTTTATTAGACCACCATCTCCTCTGATTTTAGATACTGCTTATACTATTGGTAGTTTTGTTGACAGTGTAGTTATTGTATCAGGAGGAACTGGATTTACTAACGGAATATATTATGATGTTACTTTAACGGGTGGTACTGGAACTGGATTAAAAGCAAATATTACAGTTACTGGTAATACAATAACTTCAGTAGTAGTTACAAATGGAGGTATCAACTACACAGGTGATTATAATATCACTTCAAACCCAGTTGGTATTGGATCGGGTTCAGGTTTAGTTCTTGCGGCAAAACTAGCAACAACTCCCAAAAACTATGCAAACACTTCGCTTGATGTTAAGAGAGTTGATGATCTGACTATTTCTTCCGATCCATTTGGTAGTGTTGGTGTTTCTCGTTTCCAAAAATCTCAGTTTACTCTCGGAGCAGCTGGAAACGGATCAGTAACACTCAAGACTGGTCCTGATAGTGGATTGAATGCTGACCTTCTGGATGGAGCACAAGGAGAATACTATCTAAATGCATCAAACTTAAACCAAGGTGTATTAGGAACTGATAGATTAAGCGGCAACTATAATATTAGTATTTCTGGTCAGTCTGGTAATACTCTACGTCTTCTTACATCAGTAAACAACCCAACATCATCTCCTTCGCCAAACTCTTTTGCTGAGGGTATCATTGCTGATACTAGAAACAACTCTGCGGATGGTCTAAGTGATGGTGGAACTAGACACTTAGTACTCACATTAAGAAACTTTGGTTCTGGATTTGATGCAACTGGTGGAGGTGTTCGTCAGTTGGCGTTCACAGATAATGATAATTTGTACCTTCGTGGTTCTGGTACTGGCGTAACAACATTTGGAACATGGGCAAAAGTTTGGACATCTCTAAACGATGGTCCTGGAACTGGATTAGATGCAGATAGATTAGACAATAGACAAGGTTCATTCTATCAAAATGCTTATAATATTAACAGTGGTATTTTAAGTGATAATAGATTAACATCCTACTTTACTGCAAAATCATTCAATAATTCTGTCAAAGTATTAACAACTACGGGTAATCCACATTATGACATTTATATTTCTGGATATGTATTGACTGCTTCCCCATTCCTTGCTGGTTTACCTGTAAACTTATACGATGTTAACGCTCAAGGAACAGGAACATTAACTATCACAAATGTAGCCACATACAATGATGCAGATGATACTTTAGATTACACAATTATTTCTGCAGTATTAACTACAGGAACATTTAATGGTGCTCAAACTATTGGAACAGCAAATGATAGAGTAGCATTCCAAGATTATTCATTAAAGAATGCAGGAACATTTGAAACTGCTTCTCTCGAAAGTTCAACGGGAACAGGATTACTTAAATTGGGGAGAAAAGATGGCACTGCATCTTCACCTGCTATTTACTTGAGCACCAGTTCTTCTCCTGCACCAAATTATAATGTAGCGTTAATTGCATCTGGTGGTAACAATTCTGATGGAAGTGGTAATTTAAATATTGTTGTTGCTACTACAGATTCAGCAACTATAAACAACCAAAAGATTTGGAACGCTGGCAATCTTACACCTGCTACAAACAACGTTGCGAATACAGTTGTTCTCCGTGATGTCTCTGGTAACTTTGCTGCTGGAACAATCACCGCTAACGTAACTGGTGCTGCTTCTTCTAACGTATTGAAAGCAGGCGATACGATGACTGGTAACCTCAACTGGGGAGCTACTGGTTTCGGTTTAACTTGGGGAATGAATACTGATGGAGCATCCATCAAGTTCTACAATACTGGAGATGGTGACGCAGATTCAAGATTAGAGTTCCAAACAAATGATAATAATAATGAATTCTTTAGATGGACACATTCCCCATCTGGTGGATCAATATATGAATCAATGCGATTGGTTTGTAATAGTGATAATAATGCTCTCCTTACGATTGGTGGTAATCTCCAAGTTGGAAAAGCAGTTGCAAATCAGCAAATCGTAATCAAAAATCAATTTAATGATTTTAGACTAAGAACTACTGATGATGATAACTGGATTGAAATGTTAAAACCAGATACTACTGTAGTTGGTAGATTAGGTTTCAATGGTTATTCATCATCATCTGCAAGATTTACTGAGTTTGAAATTTATACTGCTACTCAAGCATCAAATGGCAGTCTTATTAGAGCGATGCATATTGACTCTAATGGAAAAGTTGGATTTGGTGGAGCAGGAAATTCCAACTATACAGTTACGGTCACGGGTGGATTTGCTGCCACATCCAAGTCATTCTGTATTTCTCACCCAACCAAAGAGAACCATAATCTCGTATATGGTTCGCTAGAAGGACCAGAACACGCAGTATATGTTCGTGGCAAGGCATCTAATGTAATTA